CACTGGTGCTCAGGGTTCCACTGGTGCCCAGGGTGTACAGGGATACCAAGGCGTACAAGGTTTCCAGGGTTTCCAAGGCGTTACTGGTGCTCAAGGAGTACAAGGTTTCCAGGGCACACAAGGGACACAAGGTAATCAAGGATTCCAAGGTGTAACTGGCGCACAAGGTGTTCAAGGTTCTACAGGTTCTACTGGTGCTCAGGGTTACCAAGGTAATCAAGGATTCCAAGGATTCCAAGGACCAACAGGTTCTACGGGTTCTCAAGGTGTGCAGGGTACACAGGGCAACCAAGGATTCCAGGGCTCACAGGGCGCTACAGGTGCCACAGGAAGCCAAGGAGCGACAGGTTCTCAAGGTGTACAAGGTGCACAAGGAGCAGCCGGAACTAACGGTGCTCAGGGTTCACAAGGTTCAACTGGAACGACTGGTGCTCAGGGAGCGACTGGTTCACAAGGCTCACAGGGTTTCCAAGGTTACCAAGGTACTGCCGGTACTAACGGAACTAACGTAGCGCAAGGCTCTACTGGTGCTCAGGGTTCAACTGGAGCCACTGGTTCACAAGGAACACAAGGCTTCCAGGGTGTAACAGGTAGTCAGGGTTCTCAGGGAACTCAGGGTACAACTGGTAGCCAGGGTGCCACAGGTACTCAGGGTAACCAGGGCTATCAGGGCTACCAAGGATACCAAGGTAACGCTGGTTCTCAAGGTTCACAGGGTTACTCAGCCGCTACTACCAACGTAGTTCTTACTGCACCATTTGAAACAGTAAGCAGTTCTGCAACGGCACTTAGTGGTTCTACTGCTGCGGCACTCGCTGCTGGTACTTCGTCATTCTACAACTACACCGCTAACCCAACTGCAAACTGGGCAGTCAACCTAACGGGTTGCCCAACAACAACTGGTCAATCAGTGACGTTTGCCATGCTGGTTAACAGTGGCGCTACGGCATACATTCCAGCCAGCATTTCAATTAACGGTACGGCTGCCGCTGCATCAGGACTTCCTGCAAATGCAACAACATACAACAGCATTACAACGTACTGGCAAGGTGCAACAGCACCTACATCAGGTGATGCCTCTACTGTTGATGCTTACACCTTTACGGTTATTTGCACCGGTTCTTCTACTTGGACGCTTCTAGCCGCACAGACAAAGTACTAACATGCCGTTGCCTACTACGTTTGCAGGAGTTTCCGCTAGAGGCGAGGGTGAGTTCAATGCTGCTGCTGCTGTACCTTTTGTTTTGAATTACTACTTAGTTGCAGGTGGTGGTGGTGGGTCTATGGCTCCTGGTGCAGGTGGGGGTGGGGCAGGCGGTTTAGTAATTGGAACAACTACCAACCCAAGAGGAAGCACTTTAACTTTTACTATTGGTGGAGGTGGTAGTGGTGCGTATACGACTGATGGGTATCAAGGCGGTAATTCTACTTTAACAAGTGCTACTACCGCCGTTGGTGGTGGCGGTAGTATACAACACAGTCCTTATGCATCACGCAGAAACGGTGGAAGTGGTGCAGGTGGAAGTGCTAGTTATGCTTCCCCAGGTACAGGCACAAGCGGTCAAGGAAATAGTGGCGGTAATTATTCTTCTGGCGTTTATTCTTCTGGCGTTTTAGGTGGTGGTGGTGGTGGTGGTTACGCTGGAATAGGCCAAGATGCGTCTAATAATATTGCTGGTGCTAATACAAGATACAATCCCTATATTGATTATTCTTACGGTGGCAATGGCGGAACTGGTTATTATGAAAGTGTAAGCAATCAATACATTGCTGGTGGTGGTGGTGGGGCTGGTGAAACACACTCTAACAATACTATTACTGCAAATGGTATTCCTGGAACTAATAGTTATGGAGGAGGAACAGGTTCACTTGATAATTATTCTCAAGGTTATTCCTATAATGGAGTTTCAACTTCCGGTGCTGTTAATACCGGCGGTGGGGCCGGTGGTGGTAGCACTAGCAGTGCATTTACAAACGCTGCGTACGGAGGTTCGGGCGTTTTAATTTTTACTTGGTTAACTGCTGGGTATTCTTCTACGCCAACAATTACTACTGCCTCATACACAAATGGAACCAATGGTAGTTACACTTATTATGTTATGAAAACTAGTGGAAGCATTACATTCTAATGGCACATTACGCACAAATAGAAAACGGTATTGTTACACAAGTTGTTGTTATGAACAATGATGAACCTGAACCCGTTGCATGGCTTGAAAAAAATATTGGTGGTGAATGGGCGCAAACTTCGTACAACACTCGTGGCGGTGTTCATTATGGGGAAGATGGAAAACCCGATGGCAAAGAACAAATTGGCTATAATTATGCTGGTATAGGTGATACCTATGACAAAACCAATAATGCTTTTTACGCTCCACAACCAGACCCTTCATGGGTTCTTAATAAAAATTCTTATCGTTGGGAACCGCCATCATCATGATTGGACTACCTCGCCCAATAACAATTTTTAACAATGTCTCAGGTCGTTATGGAATAATTAATGGGACACGACCTATACCTTGGCAATCAGAACGTGCTAAAAACAGCACATTTAATGTTATTGCTGAGCGTGAAAAAAAAGTTTATTTAGAAAATCGTTGCCCTTATTGTGGTGTTCAATTTTCTGATGATGAAAATGTGATTCGTTGGATTCGCCCAAATGTACCATTTAGCGTTGACAGAATTAAATCTGACCACCACCCATTTCATTTATCTTGTATGAAACAAGTCCGACAATATTGCCCCTTTATGGAAAAATTGTCAAATAAAAATTTTGAAACTGGCATTTACAAAGAATTGTTTATTAATGCCCTACAAGACATACAGGAGAATAACTAATGGCCAATAACAACATTACTACAGTAGGTGGCTCGGTTGTAACAGTAGGTGGCTCCAGTAGTGTCGGTAACGGCACAACGTTTGGTGACCTTATTGAAAAAGTATACCGCCGTGTCATGGGTGGTATCCGTGAGCGTGCTGTACAGATTGACCAGGAATTAGACGCTGACGACACCACGATAGTTCTTATTGGTGCGCAGACTTCAGGTATTTCTCCTGGAGTTATTCTTGCTGTTGAGATGGAACTTATCTATGTTACGGGCTGGAACGCTGCCATCAACACGGCAACTGTTGTTCGTGGCTACTATGGCTCTAGCCCAGCCAATCATAACTTTGGTGAGATTGCTTACATTAATCCACGCTACTCACGCTACGACATTGGCGTAGCCATTAACGACGACCTTCGTTCAATGAGTTCACCTACTAACGGATTGTTCCGTGTTGGTGTTGCCACCCTTACTTACAACCCAGTGTTTGCTGGTTACGACCTAGGTGCTTTACCTGACGACTTCATTGACATTATCGAAGTCCGTTACCGTATTGCTCCACCATACCGCACATTCCCTGCCATTAAAAAGTGGAAAGTACTACGTGGTATTCCAGACCCAGTATTCCCATCAGGCAAAGGTTTAGTGCTTTACGAATCGGGTTGGCCTGGACTTCCTATCTACGTTATGTACTCAGCACCATTCCTTAAGTTGGTAGACACTGGTGACTCTGTATTGCAGACACCTGGTACTAACGATGAAGCGGCACCACATAACGGTTACACAACACAGACTGTGGCAAACCTAACGCCTACCATGATTGACATTCCTGTTCTTGGTGCAGAAATTGAACTTACACTACCTCGTGAAATTTCACGTAACTTTATGGAGTCACAACCTGACCCACGTAAGGCGCAAGAAGTACCTGCTGGTTCTGTTGCTGGCTCTGTCAATGCTCTTATTATGCGCCGTGCTCAAAGAATTAATGAAGAAGCAGACCGTCTAACTCGTCAGTACACACGCATTAGAGGCTGGTAATGTCTAGTTATTTTCCCACTACTTTTGGTAACGCAGACGTTGCTGATGCTTCGGTAAAATCTTCTTCTTTTACCGGAACACTTACTGCTGGTTCTAGCGTAATTACTTCAGTAAGCAGCACAGTTGGCCTTAAAGCCGGCATGCTGGTATATGGGCCATTTGGTTTAACTAACTATACTCCCGCAGAAATTTTAACTGTCGGTAACGGTGTTCTTACTGTTAAAGAAGCCGCTGATTTTACTTTTTCAGGTACATACGCCAGTGGCGCTACAACTTTAACTTCTTCATTTCCAGTTAATACTCTTGCCATAGGCATGGTTATTGCTGGATTGGGCATACCTACTGGCACAACAATTACAAATATTTCTGGAACAACCGTAACCATAAGTGCGCCCACAACACAGGCACAAACCAACTATACATTAACCGTAACTGGTTCTTTGACTGGTGTTACTTTTACATTTTTTAATGAGCAAGATGCTTTTCTTGCTTACACCGTTCCAAGCCCATTGCCTACAAGCGCCGGCAATGGCAACCTAGGTCCATATGCTGTATCTTTAACTTCAGCATCTTACGGTAGCCGTCAGTTTACTATTGACACCTCGTTTGAACCTTACCGTCGTGAGGCTTTCCGTCACAGAACTATTCCATCGCAGCGTCAGTCAATTATGATGACTAACATTTCTGGACAAGGGACCGTAAACACAGAAGGCCTATGGCGACGTGAGCAAACCGAATGGTCAATGGGCGCTGGTCAGCAATATTTAGACCGCAAAAGCGATAGCCAAGAGACACGTTTCTACCAGTCAAAGGGTGTAGACGTATTTTCATTTCCGCTTCAAGCAACCCTTCTTCCGGACACATACCGTAAAGACAGCATTGGTAGCGTTAATAATAACTTAATGATGAGTCGCTGCAATGATTACGTAGTGTACGTTAATGGTTCGTCTGTTTCATACGTATTAGCACAACGTTCATGGGGGTCAGCAACCCTTTGTACGTTTGATACAACAACATACGCAGCCAATACACCTACAACAATTACTGCGCCCACAAGCATCTACTCTCTTACCACTAATGATTCGTACGCTTACATTGCTACCAATACAGGTATCTGGTTTTGTCAAATTGGAATAAGTTCTATTTTTCAATTGTACGCATCAAATGATGTAACCACAAATTACACTAATGGCTACGAAATGGTTCGTTGGTGTAATGACCAATTAATTGCATCATGTAAAAACCGTTTGTATTCATTTCAACCACGTAACGCCACGGAGTTCCCTGCTTTTGGTGCTATCCCAAGTATTTCAGATGTATCTGTAACCATTACAGGAATAACTGTATCTGGAACAACTGCAACTGTAACCACAAATACGCCTCACAATCTTGCACACGGACAACCAATTAGCATTACTGGTAGTACAACTAATGCCGTTATATCTTCATCAACAGGTATAACTTCCGCTAACGGTGTGGCTACCGTTACTACAACTGGTAACCACGGTTTATCCGTTGGTGAAACCATTGCAATTAGTGGTAACACACACAGTTTATTTAATGGAACAGGGTTAAGCGTTGCCTCAGTAACCAGCAACACTACGTTTACTTACAATTGTGCAGAATCAGGAACCGTTCCTCTTGCTGCCACTGGTACTTCACCTGCCGTACCAGCCGGTTTTGGTGGGAACATTGCCGGTACCGGTTCCTATGGTTTTAATTCAAATTGGTCTGTTCTTGCTGTTACATCGTCAACTACATTTACCATAACCGTTCCTTCTTCATATGCCCCTAGCGGCTCAGGCGGAACTGTTGTAAGTTCAGAAGTCCCCGACATGCTTTACACTCACCAAAACCCTAACTGGATTTGGTCTGATGCTGCCGGTGGAGAAACACAAGTGTACATTGGGGGTTACATAAAGTCACCTTCAGGTAGAAAGTATTCAGGTTGTATCTACCGTTCCAACCTTGCCGGTGCATCAACAACTAGTGCTACGGGGTTTACAACAATAACCAGCAGCAACCTGGTTCAACCGTTTACGCTTAACACGCCTGTTCAAGCATTGCCAATGTCGCCCGATGAGTACCCAGTATGTATGAAATCGTACCTTAACTATGTTTTTATTGGTACTAACCGTGGTATCCGCATGGCTCAAACATTGAGCATTTACGACCCTACCGCTACTGCTACCGGTGACCTTAAATCAGGACCACTCATTCCTAACATTCTTCAACCTGTGACGCAACCTGTTACGGCTATTGTTGGTGACGGAAGATACGTATGGTTTGCATGGAATAATTATGACGACCAAAGTACTGGTCTTGGCAAATTAGACCTTTCCACATTTATTGCAGGTGACCCGCTTGCCCCAGCCTACGCTTCAGACATTATGGTTACCGGACAAGGAATTGTTAATTCACTTGACTGGGACCCTTACGATAATGTACCCGTTATGGCTGTTGGTGGCGTGGGCATCTACGCACCATGTGCTTACAATGAAGGTGGCAACCCAGTCGTATTTAAGTACGTTCCTGAAGGAAATATAGTTTCAGGTATTTTTGACTACGGTATTCCCGACAAAAAAGTTCCTGTTTATTTTGATTACGGTGCCATTGCCCCAGCATCAAAGGGTACTGGACTTCAAGCCTTTATTGACATTGACCCTAACGATGAAGATGCTGCTGGATACCAGACGCTTCCTTCATATCCGCAGAACGGCGACACGGCACAGACTGAGTTCCCTGTACCTAATTATCACGCTGAACAATTTGGGGTAAACATGGTTCTTTACTCCGACTACCCCAATTGTGGATACACACCTATTCTCCACCGTTGGACATTAAAGGCATGGCCAGCAGCGGTTAGTGGAACAGCAATTATGACCGTGTTTCAATTGTTCTCGGTCAGTGTTGTTGACGGTATGGAAATTTTTACCGACCCATACGACAATTTTATTTGGTTGGAAAACCGTCGTCAAAATCAAGAAATTCTTACGTATCAAGAAGGCCCCCTTTCTGTTACGTGCGTAATTGAATCAATTGACTGGTTGCCACACAAGCGTCGTGACAACTACGAAAACGGTTTTGAAGGCGACTGTGTAGTTACGCTCAAAACTATTAGCCCATACACATACACACCAGCACAACAGTTGTAACGCTGGCACTATTTTAGAAAAGGTACAATTATACTATGGCATTAAGTTACCCAAACCGTTCATACGTTGCTAACTCAGTAGCAGGAACACTCGCTGTCCCTATTACTCAGACCAGTACAACGTTTACATCAAGCACATCATTAAGCACATGGACAAATGTTGTCAACGGTAGTTCTACTATCAGCGGCGATATTTGTATCGCTGTTGAATATGGTACGTCTAACGAAGAAAAGATTCTTTGTACGTACAATGCTGGCACATTTACCATTATTAACCGTAACTACAATGGTGAAACAAACTTCAACACCACATTGGCCCACCCAGCCTCATCTACATTTGTGGTTGTATGGACGGCTACAGAAGCCGCTGAAGCCCAGGCTGCGGTTCAGGCTTTGGCTCCTAATGTTCTTTCTCACTCTGGAACAACCGTTGCAGCACAAGACATTATTATTGGTGGTACTTCAAGCGTTGGTGCTAGTAAGTACGCTGCTTCAGCAGACCACGTTCACAACCTTAGCGGTGACGCTCTTATTGGCGCACTTCAAGAAGGTGGAATAACAATTTCGGTCAATGCTTCAAATGTTAATTACAACATTAATCAGCAGACCGGAACTTCATACGCTGCATCTCAATCAGATGCCAACAACCTTATTGTTATGACCAATGGAACGGGATGCACCGTAACACTACCTGCATCTTTAACTAATCCTGGTCAATCAATAACTGTTATCCGCAAAAATGCTGCCGTGTCCATCACTGGAAGTAGTGTTGTTTCTACTGGTGGTACTTCTGGTGCTCCTTCACTTCGTGCTGTCGGTTCAGTTGCTACTGCTATCTTCCTTAGTTCTGGACTTGGATGGGTTGTTACAGGAGACATTGTTTAATGATTATCCCTGGGGTGATTGCTTCATCAACTTCTTTTCATAATTACTCTAACGTAGGTAGCGCTGGGTACTCTGGAGGCGTTGTTTCTGGCGCTGCTCCAGTAGTAGCGGCTAACAGTCCTGTTGCACCTACCGTTTCAAATCTTCAAGTTACAACTCAACTTGGAGTTGGCACTATTGCAACTTGGGACACATCTGTAAATTCACCAGGAACAATTTACAACATTACTACATACAATGCTAACGGAACAATAAATAGTACTTATACTCAATCTGGTGATTTGGCTCAATTAGGTTTTGTTTCTTTACCTTCTAATGGTGCCGCTACAGTTCAAGCCGTCGACACAACATCTGGTCTTACTACATACGGTCAAGTAGTTTATCCATTACAACAACTTGATGCTTTTGCCGGACACCACCTCTAAAGGAAAAACATGACAGACGTAAGACAAAACATCGTAGGCTGGGCAAAGTACTTTGCGGCTCATCACCAGCAGTTTCACTACACCGAAGGTGGACAACGCATGGAAGCCATTAACCAGAACCCTATTAAGTGGCCTGTGTTTGCTGATTGCTCAGCGTTTGTGACCCTTTGCTACAACCACGCTGGCGCACCAGACCCTAATGGTCTTGGCTATAACGGCGAAGGGTACACCGGCACACTGTTAGGTCACGGCACCAAGATTCCTCTTGCACAGGTACAGCCTGGCGACGTTATCGTATATGGCCCTGGAACCGGCTGGCACACAGCACTTGTTGTTGACGTGTCTGGTGCTAACGCAAAGAACCCTTTAACAATTTCCCATGGAAAAGAAGGGGACCCTTCGTACTGTCACGTATCACAAGACGGACGACTTCCACAGACTTACCTACGTTTTAACACCAACCAACTGAACGCAACGTCAGCACACCCCGTTCCGAGCGCATGAACTGGAATAGCCTTGCCAGCGTTGCACAAGTACTAGCAGTATTTGTTTTCCCCGTTATCTTTTTTGTTGGCCGTATTGTTTGGAAGAAAGTGAAATCTGAGTTGTCGCCAAATCACGGTAGTTCACTGCGAGACGCCGTGGACAGGATAGAAAAAGTAGTAGTTGAAATTATGTCGGAACAGAAGAAGAATAAGAAAGCCATTAAGCGTGTCGCCAGAGAACTCGAAACCCACCTTAGTGACCTCGACTACGAATAAGAAGCGTACCTTCGGAGAGAAATGTGCAGACCTTATGCGTCATGGCATGGGTACGTGGACATTTCTTATTGTGTTCTGCACCGCTATGGTGCTATGGATTCTCTCTGCCGGTTTCGGCATTGACCCTGCACCATTCTTTAGACTTAACCTAGTTCTTTCTATGGTGGCTGGTCTACAAGGTTCAGTGTTGCTTATCTCAGCCAAGCGAGCAGACCGTATCTCTGACGAGATGCAAAAGAAAGACACCGAGCATTCGGTTAAGGATTACCAACTAGACCTAGAGACACACGCTCTGGTTCAAGAGATTCACAAACTATTAAAGGACGACAAATGAAGATAGCACTACTCGCAGCCTTATCGCTTGGTGTTGCCAACGTATTTTCTGTGCTTATGGTTCAAGCAGAGGCACGAGGACGACCACACGTTGCTGGCATGACCGAGGTGGGCTACTGGCTTGCCAACATCTTCTGCATTAAGACAGCAGTCAGTCACTTCACATGGCAATTGGTTTGCTTCTGTCTTGTGTCTGCATACATAAGCACTTACTTTGCTACACGTCACGGTCACGAAAACATTGAGGACATTACGGACGTGCGTCAGGATTACGATTTAGCGGCACTAGAAGAACGTGTCGATTACTTAGAGGGAAAAGATGAATCCAGGTGACCTTGTATTTTGTTCAACCAAAGGAATTATCGGTAAGAGTATCCGATGGGCGCAACACTTCATGCCCGACTCAGAGTACTCAAAGTGGAATCACGTTGCCATTTTGGATAGATACGTGGACGGTAAGTGGTACCTCATTCAAGCGCAACCTAAAGGTATTACCGACAACTTAACTCTCGATGAATCTGCTTTTGGTGGCACGTTCGAGGTAGTGGAACTACCGAGAACAACGAACCGAGACCTTGTGTTGAGGTTCGCTCGCTCTCAGGTGGGCTTGAAATACAGTTATCTTAGCATACTTTCATGTGCCATTGACAACATCCTTCCAGACGCTATTTGTCTACGTAAATCCCGTACTTGGATTTGTTCTGGATTAGTAGCCGGTGCTTTGTGGTATGGAGGGTTCCCCAAAGCAATGCAATGGCCCGACTTGTACTCGATTACCCCTGCTGAGGTGGCAAACGCAGTAACAGAAAGATAAATTACATTATTGTTGTTTGTTGCTAACTTGTGTGTTAGAATGCTGAAAGGCGGACTAAACAAGGAGAATTACCTTGCAGGCACCAACAACACACGTAATTATTCCAGATACTCAGGCTAAGGCTGGAGTACCAACAGACCATCTTAAATGGATTGGTCAATACATTGTGGACGAGTTCCACGATAAACCTATTAAAATTATTCACTTAGGTGACCACGCAGACATGCCGTCTTTGTCCATGTATGACAAAGGCAAGAAGGCTATGGAGGGTCGCCGTTACAAACAGGACATAGAAGCAGCCAATGAAGCATGGAGAATACTTAATCAAGCCCTCACGGACTTCAATGCGAATCGTCGTAAGACCAGGCACGGTAAATGGAACCCTGAGAGGCACATCCTTCTTGGCAACCACGAAGATAGAATCAACCGTGCTGTCTCAATGGATGCACAACTTGAGGGAGTTGTTACCACCGACCACCTCGACTACGAGCGAAGCGGATGGAAAGTAAGTCCTTACTTAGAAATCCTGTGGTTGGACGGTGTTGCGTACAGCCATTACTTCTACAACCCAATGACCGGCAAGCCCCTAGGAGGCAACGTTGAAGCGAGACTTAAATCCATTGGCCATAGTTTCACGATGGGCCACCAACAGACGCTTGCGTACGGGCTTAGATTCGTCGCTGGCAAGAGCCAACATGGCCTTGTTGCGGGCGCATGCTACCTCCATGATGAAGACTATAAAGGCCCGCAGGGGAACGCACACTGGCGAGGAATAATTGTTAAACACGAGGTACGTGACGGTAGTTACGACCCCATGTTTGTATCGCTTGACTACTTATGTCGACGCTACGAAAAGATGCCACTGGTGCAGTTCATGAAAAAGAAATACCCAAACGTAGAGTATTCTTTTTAATGTGGTCATTTATTCTTGAAGGCATTGGTATGACCGGTGCGTATCTTGCTGGACGCAAAGTGTGGTGGTCATGGGTAATTCTTTTTGTTAACGCTTTTTTGTGGACAATTTATGGCTTTAGAACCCACCAATACGGCTTCTGTATTGCTAGTCTGTTCTATGGCCCAATCTACCTCAAAAACACAATCCACTGGAGGAAACGTGATAAGCGTATTCACTCCTAGTCACGACCCTAAGTATCTTAACGAGTGCTACCGTTCGCTTAACGAGCAAACTAACAACAACTGGGAATGGATAGTTCTTCTTAACGGCGATGCCGAATGGGAACCACCAGAGGACGCACGGGTTACCGTGTATTGGTCTGTACACACTGGCGTAGGTGCTCTTAAACGTGAGTGCATGGATTATTGCAGGGGTGACATTCTTCTTGAATTAGACCATGACGACATACTTCTGCCCACTGCGCTTATGGATGTTGAGTGGGTCTTTGATAACTTTCCTGAAGTAGGCTTTGTCTACTCTGACACCGCCCAAATTCTTGAGGACGGCAAGCCAGACGATTCTGAGTTTGACCCAGCCCACGGTTGGAAGTATTACGTAGAGGATGGATACAAGGGTGCTTTATCCTTTGAACCATACCCCCACAACCTTTCTTACATTTGGTATGCCCCTAACCACCTAAGAGCCTTCCGAAGGGCTCTATACGACCAAATAGGGGGCTATAACGCCAATCTAGAGGTACTAGACGACCAAGACATTATGGCTCGTATGTACCAGGCAACCAAGTTCTACCACATTCCTGAGATTTTGTACCTGCAACGTGTACATCCAGACAACACTCAAACTGTACGTAACGCCGAGATTCAGACTGGCACCGTGGAGTTGTATCACCAGACCGTAGAGCGTAACGCCGTGGCTTGGGCTAAGCGTGAGGGTCTGCTTGCCCTTGACCTGGGTGCACACCACAACAAGGCTGAAGGGTTTCTAGGCGTTGACCTACGCCCTGGCCCTGGTGTTGATTACGTGGGTGACATTTTTGACATGGACATAGCCGACGGTAGCGTTGGTGTTATCCGTGCGCACGATTTTATGGAGCACTTGCCTGACAAGGTGGCGTTCATGGAGTGGTGCTACGACAAGTTGGCACACGGTGGCATGTTGCTATCTATGACCCCAAGCAGTGATGGACGTGGTGCGTTCCAAGACCCAACACACATTGCGTTCTGGAACGAGAACTCGTTCTGGTATCACACCGACAAGACATACTCTGACTTTATTGATGGTCGTGTACGTTTCCAGGTGTCATGCTTACGCAGTTTCTTTCCTAGCAAGTGGCATCACGACAACCACATTCCCTACGTACAGGCAAACCTTATTGCGGTTAAGAGTACAACTCATGACTTTGGAGGATTGTTAAATATATGAGTTACGCAAGAATTGTTGACAAAGAAACAGGCGAAAACGTTTTAACACATAGAGGTGATTTTCGAGGATACAAATGTGAAGTTTGTGGAACGCAACGCTCTATCTATGGAATCCAGGAAATTATGGATCACCTTATTGATTACCACGAGAAGGTAGAAATAATTAGTATTTGACAAACCCCCCATGAGTGTGTACTGTTGTATCCACTCTAGGAAGGAGTTGTATGAATCAAGTATCAAACCCTGTGCTTACTTCTGCATTAGTAGAAGAACTACATGTTAAAAGTCAAATACCAAAGCCAACGGCTAAAGGAACTCCACTACGTTATTCATCTGCGTTCAGTTGTGGACGACAGCAAGGGTACGCGGCGTTCGATGCCACGCCTACAGAACCTATGGATGAATCAGGTGCTTGGGTTACTGGCCTAGGAACTATTGTTCACGAGGCTTTGCAAGAAGCGATAGGCAAACGTTTTCCGTCAGCGCAGTTCGAGGTTGCCTCACAGTTAGGTGCTATCTCTGGTTCGTGTGATGCTCTTATTAACGTTCACGATGTTGGATCTACGTACGGTGGCACACACATCCTTTACGAATTAAAGACTATGGGCACATGGTCATTTGACTCGCAGGTTGGTTGGTCACGCATGCGCGGTACATTCTCCAAGGATGGAGGAAAGGGTGCAGCGAAGAAAGCCATTGTTCAGGCTGGTATGAACGCTCTAGGCATTGAAGCAGAGAACCCTGACATTCGCATTGAGACTCTTGTTATGGGTTCGATTACCTTTGAGGCGTTGTCTAAGCAGAAGGCCAACAACATGGGCATTGAAGGCGTTAATCGTTTTCTTGCTGAGTTCAACATTCCACGTTCGGAGTGGGAGCCACTGGCGACAGAGGAGTTGGCACGCATGGAAGGCATGGCCTTCAACATTGATGCTGGTTACCTACCTGACCGTTTGGCTATCAATGACGATGGCAACTTGGTGATACTTAATCCAGTATCAAGTGCTTGGCAGTGTGAGTACTGCATGTTTAGATCCTTGTGTCACGATGATGGCGAGGGGCAAGTACGCATTACAGAGAGTTCTATAACAAAGAGAGAGGTAGAAAATGGTTGATTACCCAATAGTAACCATGGAAGGCAACAAGACCAAGTTGGAATTGTACGCCGACATGATGGATGGCGATAGTTATGGAGTCATTCTGAAAGAAGTTGACACTGGTGACTCAGTGTGGTTAGGCTTTTTAGGCAATTACGAGGCAGCAATGGAGACCATGGAAACTATCATGACTTCTTTTGCGGCACTTGGTTACACTTTAGATTCTTACTTTAAGGAGGAAGAAAATGCAAAGCAATGAGATTAACGAATTAGCAGCAGCATTAGTAGCGGCTCAGGCCGAGTTCAGCGCAGTACCGAAGGGGTCAACAAACCCATTCTTTAAGAGCAAGTATGCAGCACTACCCGACGTGGTAGCAAGTGCCAGCCCAGTGCTGACCAAGCACGGTTTAGCAGTAAGTCAATTTATTACGCATGACGAGACGGGTGGCGATGCATTGCTTACGTACCTGCTACATGGCTCAGGTCAGTACATTGCTTATTCAATGAAACTGCACATGGTTAAAGATGACCCACAGGCTCAGGGAAGTGCTGTCACATACGCTCGACGTTACGCCTACATGAGTGTTCTTGG